AACACGCACTCGCGTCAGTTCCTTGAAAGAGGATACCTGAAGGAAGGGATTACTCCTGAAAAGCGTATTCGTCAGATTGCGGATCATGCTGAAAAGCTTTTGGGCGTGAATGGATTTGCGGATAAGTTCGAGGATTATATGGCACGTGGATTCTATTCACTTTCTACTCCTGTATGGACTAACTATGGTAATGACCGTGGGCTTCCTGTTTCCTGTTTCAACTCCCATATTGCGGACAAGATGGAAGAAATTCTGAATAAGGCTGCTGAAGTTGGTATCATGTCAAAACATGGTGGCGGTACCTCGGGTTATTTTGGTGACCTCCGTGCACGTGGCACGCCCATTTCCGTGGGAGGTGAATCTTCGGGTCCCGTTCATTTCATGGAACTGTTTGATACCATTGCAGAAGTCATCTCACAGGGTTCTGCTCGTCGTGGTTCCTTTGCTGCATATCTTCCAGTTGAACATCCAGATGTTGAAGAATTTCTTCAGATCCGTTCAGACGGCCATGCCATTCAGAACATGTCGATTGGTGTTACTATTACGGACAAATGGATGAAGTCAATGATTGAAGGTGATAAAGAGAAGCGCGAGACGTGGACAAAAGTCATTAAGAAACGCTTTGAGACTGGTTATCCTTACATCTTCTTTACGGATACAGTCAATAAAGGTGCTCCTGCAATCTACAAAGAAAAGAAGCGCAAGATTAATTCAAGCAATCTCTGCTCTGAAATCTGTCTTTCTTCCAATGAGGAAGAATCATTTGTGTGCGTGCTTTCCTCTTTGAATCTGTTACACTGGGAAGAAATCAAGGAGACCGATGCCGTTGAAACAATGATCTACTTCCTTGATTCCGTGAACCAAGAGTTTGTGGACAAGACCGCGGATATGAAGTTCATGGAGGCTCCACATCGTTTTGCAAAGAATCAACGTGCACTGGGTCTCGGTGTTCTTGGTTGGCATTCATTACTTCAATCCAAGATGATTGCCTTTGAATCAATGGATGCAAAATTTCTGAATACTAGCATTTGGAAGACAATTCGTGAACGCGCAGATAAAGCAACAATGGAACTGGCAGAGAAGTTTGGCGAGCCGGAACTTCTAAAAGGCACGGGCCGTCGCAATGTCACAACTCTTGCTGTGGCACCAACAACGTCGTCGAGCTTTATTCTGGGTCAGGTATCACCTTCGATTGAGCCATTGAATTCAAATTACTTCATGAAGAAGCTGGCAAAGGGTTCATTTGCCTATAAAAATCCCTATCTCAAAGATGTGCTCAAGAAGCACGATAAGAACGATGAGGATACGTGGAAGTCAATTCTTACTCACGGTGGTTCCGTCCTTCATTTGAAGTTTATGACTCCTGAAGAGAAAGAAGTCTTTAAGACCTTTGGAGAAATCTCTCAGAAAGAAATCATCATTCAGGCTTCTGCTCGTCAGAAGTATATTGACCAAGGTCAATCGCTGAATCTTATGGTTCATCCAAAGACCTCTCCAAAGGAAGTAAATCAACTCATGATTTTTGCCTGGGAGAATAACATCAAAACCCTCTATTATCAACGTGGAACGCATCCGGCTCAAGAGCTGGGACGTAACCTACTTAACTGCGCGTCATGCGAAGCCTAATGCCTAAAGTACAAATTAATTGCTATTGCTGCGGTTGCACCTCCACAATTTTATTCACAGAGGATATTGTTGATCCTGATGTGGATGAGGGTGAGGAAGATATATCCGTAGAGAACTATCCCGAGTATTGCCCAATGTGCGGCAATCATTGCAGCGAAGAAGGCGACGATACTGAGGAGTGATAAATAAGCCATTATGTGGCTTTATCATGACTCTCCATTTGAACCAATTGAATTAGACCCGAAGAAAATTTACGGGTTTGTCTATTTAATAGAAAACCTAGTAAATGGTCGTAAGTACGTCGGAAAGAAACTCTTTTTCTTCAAGGGCTTTAAAACGGTCAAGAAGAAAAAGAAGCGCATCCTTGTTGAGTCGGACTGGAAGACCTATTATGGTTCTAGCAATGCACTTCAAAAGGATATTGATGAAATAGGCAAAATAAATTTCCGTAGGGTTATTCTTCACCTATGCACCAGTAAAAGCGAATGTTCTTACCTAGAGATGAAGGAACAGGTAGAAAGAAAAGCTATTCTTTCCGATGAGTATTATAACGACCAGATTCGCGTAAGAGTTACAAGAAACCAGTTGACAAAATACCGCAAAACGTTACTTTAGTGTTTACATTCAATGTGAGCGTGGTATGATTGGTACATGATCTTAGTCGACTATTCAGGTATTGCAATTTCCAACATCTTCACCCAGAAAATGGATGTTTCAGAGCATTTGGTACGCCACATGATTCTAAACTCTTTGAGGATGTATAATCTCAAGCATCGTAAAGAATACGGCCAGATGGTTATTGCCTGTGACGGTGGTTCGTGGCGCAAGCAGATCTATCCTCAGTACAAGGCTCACCGAAAGGCAAACCGAGACGATAGCGGTCTTGATTGGACTGAATTCTTTCGCATTCTAACCCTGGTGCGTAATGAAATTGCAGAGAATTTCCCATACAAGGTTGTTCACATTAACAACATTGAGGCTGATGACATCATTGGAACTCTTACAGAAAAGACACAGAACTTTGGCCAGCACGAACCGGTGATGATTATTTCTTCGGATAAAGACTTCATCCAGCTTCAACAGTATTCCAATGTAAAACAGTTCTCACCTATGACCAAGTCTTTCATCAAGGAGAAAGATCCTGTCAAATATCTGTTTGACCATACGGTTCGTGGAGATAGCGGAGACGGTATTCCAAACATCCTTTCTCCAGACAATACATTTGTGGATAAGATTCGTCAAAAGCCGGTTTCTGCTAAAAAGGTTGATGAATGGTATGCTTCACGTTCTTCCCTAGATACGGTAATGAATCAAGAAACATACCGCAATTTTCAGCGGAATATGGCTCTCATTGATCTGAGCAAAGTTCCCCAGGACAAGAAGGACTCTATTATAAATACATTTGATTCGGCCAAACCGAATTCAAATATCCTTAATTATCTGATCTCTAAACGCTGTACACAATTAATTGAATGTGCTGAAGAATTTAATTCACTATGAACTTTGAAATCTACGAAATCCTAGAAAAAGCTGGAGCAGCTGAAACCAAGGTTGATAAAATCGCCTTTCTTAAAGAGCAAGATTGCCTTGGGCTCAGAGATATTCTCCGTGGTGCATATGATGACACCATCGAATGGCAATTACCTAAAGGCGCTCCTGAATTTAAATCTGGAGTTTCGAAAGAAGGTATGACGCCGACATCTCTAAAACGCCAAACCAAACACCTTGGATACTTCTGTAAGGGCGGTCAAGGGGATAATCTTATGCCCGTGAAACGCGAGCGTATGTTCCTCCAGATACTGGAAGGAATTCATCCAAAGGATGCTGATTTGCTTATTGCAATGAAAGATAAGAAATTTGCTGGACGGTACAAAGGAGTTACAAAGGCTCTGGTACAAGAAGTTTGGCCAAATCTCATTGCAAAATAAACACTTTTTGAAAGGTCCTTTCGGGCCTTCTATATCATGTGGGTAGGTTAACAACTGACTAAACATGATTGCTTCACAACTGGAAAGACTTAAACAAGACTACACGGATCTGGATTATTACATTCAGCGTCTCCAGAAAGAAGGAAATACCGCATCCATTAATGGAATGCAAAGAAAGCAACAATACCTTAAACAGGTAATTGATACACTCTTGGTCGAAGAACTACAGCTTCAGGCAGTGTAATTTGTGATGTACATTTGATCAGTCCTGGTGTAGGATATACACCATTAGATTATGAACATATTTGTCCTGGATAAAAACCCCGTTATCGCGGCGCAATTGCAATGCGATAAACACGTGGTTAAAATGATCGTCGAATCAGCTCAGATGCTTTCGACTGCGCATCGCCTACTCGATGGTACCATGGAAGAAACCAAGAAATATGTTGCTGGTTCTCTTCCAGCTCGTTGGCGCAAGGGCAAACAGTGGCGGCTTGCAAATGCTGAAAAGGATGCTAAGTTCTACAAAGCCGTCCACATGAATCATCCATGTACTGTATGGACCATGGAAAGTGTTGCAAACTATGAATGGCATCATCAGCACTTTGAGGCACTCTGCAACGAGTATACCTACCGTTATGGCAAAATCCATAATAGCGAAAAGCTGTTACTCGAGGATCTCATTGATCCGCCAGAAAACATTCCGGATGTGCCAATGACTCAGTTTAAGCTTGCAATGAAATCAACTCCTGAATGCATGTATCCAGATGATCCTGTTCGGTCGTATCAAGAATTCTATCAAACAAAACAAGGCAGATTCAAAATGGTCTGGACCAAACGGAATACGCCTTCTTGGTTCGTTACAAAATAAAATGCCAAACTACGACTATCATTGCGAAGAATGTCACTATGAGTTTACTCAATTGGTGCCCATGGCTGATCGAGATAAACCCACAATTGATGAATGCCCATCCTGCCATAAGGTTGGAGCGGTCCTGCGTGTAGTCACCGCAGTTCAATTAAATTATTCAGGAACTAAGGATATGTACAGTCGAGCTGGGAATGGCTGGAAAGAAATGCAACAGAAAATCAAAAGTGGATCTGGTCGCAGAAATTCAATTCGGACGAAATGAACTCGGATACGCTATTAGTTATTATAGCGTTATTAATTTTTCTGGCTATCTCTATAGAAATTCTACTAGATAAAAAATAATCTCATGGCTAAACAAAAATCAAAGCAGAAACAAATTGCAGTATCAATTCCTTCGGTTCGTTACGAGAACCTAAAGCAAATTGAACCGCTCACATCGAGCCAAAAGAAAGTATTTGCTGCGTACAAGAAAAAGAATCATCTCTGCCTTTCTGGTGCAGCTGGTACCGGCAAGACCTTTATGGCGCTATACCTTGCCCTTGAAGAAGTCATGAAGGGAGAATCCCCCTACGATAAGATCATTGTTGTACGTTCGATTGTTCCTACACG